GTTATTATCAGTAAATATCATCCAATTTACAAGTACAGCGTCACAATTATGCGCTCTTTCAAGATAAGTCTTTACATCAATATCCTCTTTGAACGTTAAAAATTCATCAAAATCAAAGAAACACATGTAATCGAAATCCTTACCGTATGTTTTATAACATTCAGTATAGGCTTGGAGTTGTATGTTTCCAATATTTGAAGCATTTGTTCTATCCCTGTAATTAATAACCTTTACAAACCCTTCATCCACATAGTCTTGCAAAACATCTTCAAAATGTTCCTCTCCTTTATGATTATTGTCGTAAATAAAAATTTTGTCCATGCCAAGTTTCTTATAATACTCGACATATTCTCTAGCATAAAGATTTTCCAATCTTCCTATAACGCACAAAGCTACTTTCATAAACAGTTTTCTTAAAAAATATAAAAAAAAGAAGATAAATAAACACTTATCTTCTTTATTTCCAATATGAATACAAACCTTTTGTAATTTCATATTTATCCCACGTTTGTTGCTTTCTATCTGGCTGTATTTTAACCCATTCCCACATATTCTTTAAACCAACTTCAAGTGGCGTTGAATTTTTAAAGCCTAAAATATCAATAGATTTTTGATATGAAGGTATTGAACATTTTACTTCATGCCTTGCCTCTCTATATTCAACTTTGTCATAGCCTGTTATTTTTCTTAAAGTATCTAACGATTCTTTTAAAGTATAAGGAATAGTGCCGCCAAGGTTTATAATTTGCTTTGACGCTGTTTCATATGTTGCTGCTTTCCACAAACATTCTAACATATCTCCAACGTATGTAAATGCTCTGGACTGCTTGCCGTCACCATATATCAGCATAGGTTCTTCTTTCAATATATTGTACATCCAAATTCCCAATACATTCCTATATCTATCCCAGATATTCTGTTTTTCTCCATAAATGTTATGAGGACGTATTATACACCAATCAAGACCATGTTGTTCTCCGGCAATCCTTATATCCATTTCGCAAGCATATTTTGATACACCATATGGGTCTATTGGATTAGGAGTGTCATTTTCATCAAACTTGCTTTTTCCAAAGTTTCCATGACCATACACTGATGCTGATGAAGAGTATACAAGTCTCTTCACATTATGCTCTATGCATTGGTTAATTATAGCAGCTGTAATGACAGAATTGTTTATCCATGTAAATTTTCTCATAAAAGGAGATAAACCTTCCGCAGCATATGCAGCAAAATGAAACACGTAATCTATATTGTACTTTTCAAATATGTCAGATATATCATCAATAGCTAAATCTCTTTTGAAAAAGATAACTTCATCTTTAATGTTTTCTATATACCCTCCAAACAAGTTATCAATACCAATTATTCCATATTCTTTATGGTTTTCAATTATGTAATCTGATAATCTACTACCCAAAAGTCCGCAAACTCCTGTTATTAAAACATATTTTTTGTTATCCATACTTAAAAGTTAACATTTTTTATGTATAAATAAATAATTCAACAAAAAATGACGCAAGTTATTTTGCGTCATTATAAAACTAAATGGTTTAGTTTCAGATTAGTAAGCCAAGATAGCATAGTCAAAACGTAATGTCATCTGGATAGTTGCTAAATCTGATGATTGGTAATCCAAGTCACCAAAGTTAACAGTTGTAAGCATACAGTTCTTCAAAATCCACTTTGAAACAACAACGCCAGTTGGGTCAAGCATTTCAAGTTCAACGTCACGTTTGTAACCTGCTGCATAACCCTGACGGCCAGTTACTGATTCTGAATGCAAACGAACCCATTCCATTACTGCCTGTGATGCTGATGGTCCAATTGGGTCACGAAGAGTAACCTGTATTGTGTCCCAGGTGTAACGGCCAACAACATAAGTTGATGTGTTCAAGAAAGGAATCTGTGTCTCTTCCTGAGTAATAGTAGGACGAGAAGCACTTGATAGCCACCATTCTTGTATACCTAAGTCAGCAGGAAATCTGAATAACCATCTATTTTTTCTAAGCGGCTCATAATTGAGCGGCATTTTCAAAAGTAAATCTGACATGTCTAGTTAGTTTTTAAAATAATTATTTTTTAATATAAATATATAAAACTTACTTTTTTTGCTAAAAAACTACAAAGTATTGTTGTTTTAGAAAATTTTTATGTATATTTGTAAAAAATATACATATTTGTCTGTTGCTGTGATAATACAATAAAAGCAGCCATTTTAGACTGCTTTTTATAGTATTATGCTCCTAATATATCGTCAACATCATTTACTTTAAGTTTTTCTCTATCGTCTCTCTGTATTTGTTTGTTGACACCTACATCATTCTTTCTTCTCCACTTGTGGTAATAACTTGGAACGCCCTTTTTCTTTGGTTCTTCCTCTTTATTAGCAGGTTTTGGTGCTGCACTGATTCCAGCCTTTGCTTTAGCGTCATTCCACTCCCTTGCAGCATCAATTATGGCTTGTCTATCACCTTTTTTTCTTGCTGCAATAAGGCGTTTCTTTGCTGCTTCAACAGCGTCCAAAAGGCTTTGTTTGTCTTCTGCCTCTTTAATAATTCTAGTTACAGACTCTTTAACGATTCTATGTAAGTCTGATTCTGTAAGTCTTACTGCCCCTGATAGAGTAACACGGTACTTAGAATCATTAGGCATTTCAGATAATTTTCCTTTAGCTATTAGACCTTCAAAATATCTGTTTAATTTTTTTGGCGTTAAAGCCCACAAAGTAGCATATCTTCCATCGTTATAGTTTTGTATAACAACAATAGCTTTAGCGGTAATCGTATGAACCTCAGGGCCCCTTGGATGCCCAGTATCAACAACAAATGAATACATAGGAGTGCCAATATCATAGTCGTTAGCTGCAACTATATTTTCTATTCTATCTGACCTATCATCAATTAAATGGTCTGAAATTCCACTCCTATCAAATTCAGAGTTTTCTACATCAAAGTCAGATGGGATATTTACTGGTGTTGGAAACATATCCATAACATTAAAATACCCTCTTTCTCTTTGGAAACCTTCTAGTATACTAACAACTGATTCTTTAATTATTCTATGAAGGTCAGATTCTGTTAATTTAATAACTTGCCTCTTCATAATTAAACACATTATTTATTTCCAGTATCAGTTAATACCTTGTCACTTTCCAAAAATACTTTTTTAAAGAACTCGTATAACTTTGATGTTGGATTATCTGCGTATTTCTTCAAACCTTCAATTGCTGTCTCTCTAATCTTACCAATAATAGGCTCATGCTTGATTACCTCTTGAGCGTGCATAGCAACCTCTTCTGGGCTGTCACCTTGCTGTGCTGCTTGCGGCTGTTGCTGTGGAACAGTTGGGTCGTTTTCAACAGCAGGATTTCCACCCATTCTTGGGTCTTCTCTCATTCCAGGCTCTTCTCCTGGAGCTCCATCGTCATTGAATATGTAATCTTCCTTAAGATATTTTGAAGTATTTTTCAAATCTTTCAAGATTTCATTTATGAAACTACTATTTTTCTTTTTCATATTACATTAATTTATATATAAATATTTAAGTGCAATAAAAAAACCGGATTGTTTTTAACAAATCCGGTTTTTTTGAATTATCTATTATCCATATTAGATATTATCGAATGAAACGCCTTCTGGAGTAAGGATGAAGTCAAGTACAACATACTCAAGAGCGTTGTAAGGCTTGAAGTAAATCTTTGCAGGAAGTTCTCTTCTTTCACGAGATTCAACTGTGTCATTAACCTCAATTCTGTAATCAGAAATACCTCTGTTAGCTCTGATGTTATCCATGATTGGAGTAACTGCTGTCAAGAACATGTTCTTTGTTACTGGGTCGTTTGGCTCGAAGATTAAGCTTCTGCAAGCGATTGCAATAAGTTTTCTCATTCTAAGAAGAAGTCTACGAACTGCGATTCTGTTAAGTTGTGACTCACGAACCTGTAAGTTCTTCTGACCCCAAATCTTAACGCCATCAGTAGCGAAAGTCTTAACAGGGTTAATTCTTCCTTCGTAAAGAACATCTTCATCTGCTAACTTAGTAATGAAGTGTGCCCTTACACAGTTTACATCACCTCTATCCAAACCTGCTGGAGCAAACCAAGGATAAGTAGTATTATCAGTTTTAGCGAAGTTACGAACAGCATCTTTGGTTGCTGGCAAGTATATATACTGATTGTTGTCTTGGTCTAAATACTTAACCCAAGGATAGTAAGTACATGTGTAGTTTGAGTCGATTTCAGTGTACTCAAGGTTGTATACTGCATCTTCAGCTGTGTACATTTCATCAGTGTAGTCTGCTGCACCTGCTGGTTTATCAGGAGTTGTTACAACGTATATTGAGTCTGCACGTTCTGTCTCAAGCATGTCAATAACCTCACCTACAAGAGTTGTGTTGTTAACATAGTCAATACCAGGTGTCGCAAACACGTTGATGTCAACTGCTTCAGGATTAGCGAATTGTCTGTATGCTGATAAGTAAGCGTACCAGTCTGATGTAATACCGTTCTGATTCAAACCAAGTGCTTCAGGACTGTCAATTCTGTTGAAGTTACGTCCTTCACCACTGTTATCATCATAAGTACCTAAATACTTAGAAAGTTTGAAATCGTCAGTGTTAGTTCTCTGGCTTCTGTATGGGTCCCATCCATCAAATCCGCCATAGAAGTAAACAGTGAACTTACGAAGATTTACATATTCGTAAATTGAACCTGTCATTGAGGCTTCTGTTCCAATTACTGGAATGTCAGTTAATACTGATGTACGGTTTTCAACTGATACAGCATCAAACTTGTAACCTTCAACTCCATCAACTGTTACTAATGGCTCATGGTCAGCGTAGTTCTCAGGGTCAAGCCTTGAATCCAAGTGGAAACCTTGTGTTAGCATTTCAGGTAAATTGATGTAAGCAGCCTTTCCTTTGTATGTAAATGCGTCAACATCTACTCCAACTCTTGTTGAAAGACCAAAGTATTGCTTTCTATTCTTAACATCTTCATCGAAGTTAAGGTTATATTTCAATATTGGACTTAAAATATCCTCAGTGTCAGCACTTGCTACCTGTGTGCCATCATATCTTACCATTGGATAGCCTAAGAAACCAGCAGGTGCTGAATGCTCAACAGCCGTTCCTTCTGCAACCTCTACTGTAATATACTTTGACTTGCTCTCGTACATTCCATCAAATGAACCAATCTTGTATGCAATAAAGTTTCTGTCACCAGGAACCAAAGTACACTTCTGGAATTTCTCCAATGGCATCTGATATTCGTCAGTATCGTTGATGTCTCTTACAACAACATCGAATGTGCCTGCATCAGGTAAAATGTTCTCAATAGAAATCTTAATTTCATAGTTTGAACTATTACCATCAGAAATTGTGTGGAATCTGAACAACTTGTTCAATTCGATATGTTCATAGTCACCCTTCAAATTAGAAACAATCCAAGGAGTTGAAGCATATCTGTAAGCTGAAGCGTAGTTGTTCAAGTCACAGTTGATGTAAACAACATCGCTGCCATCGTCATTAAGTCTGTAGTAAAGTCCATCAGCATAGTTCTTAACAATAACTAATCTTGAGCCATAGTCAGGATTGCTAACGTCCTCATAAACATAAGACTTGTATTCAGGAGTTCCTGTAGTTAACTTGTCAATGATTGGAACTAGGTCAACCTTATCATTAGGTGGAGTAGCTGCCCACTCTTCAACGTTATTCTTTGGATAGAAACTGTATAGAAAGTGTCTCTTACCAGTTTCGTCAGTGTACTGTCTAACAGTAAAGATTTGGCCTACATAGTCTGAATTTATCTTAACCTTATAGATATTCAAGTTCTCGTCCAATTCAGCACCAGATGGTGTTGTGCCAGTGAACTCACTTGTCATTGGTCTGTTTGTCTTGTAGTCATAAGGATAAGCGTAAATCCAAGGGTCATTCTTTGTCTGACCAGTTGTAGCAGTGTCCTTATCAGCCAAATATCTCTGTCCTAAGTTCTTTCTTGATAATGTCTTCTCTTGAGCTCTTAGTAAACCGTTAATTGGCTTCAAACCACAGTAATCAGATGGGTCATATACATTATAAAATGTAAGTTCCTGATTAATACCTTTAATTGCGATGTCTCCAGTACCAACTTCGATGCACTGCTTCAAAGCAACATCATATAATGACTCAACGAAAACAGGAGCATCACCATCGTAAGGGTTAGTTCCAAGAACTTTTAAGATAAAGTCCTTATCGTATGGGTTCAGTGATACAGGATATTCGAAATAGTATTTGTGTAGTTCGTTATCAGTATCAGCACTTGCAGCATCAATAACGCTTCTTTCAGCAGCACTTGTCTCTTGATAATAAGTTAAACCATAAATAGTAAATCTACCATTGTTTGTTGAACTTACATTTGACACAAGATTTTCTGATGAATCTGTGCTTGCACTATTAATCTTGTAGCCATCACAATCATTACCAGCTGAATACAAAGGTGTGTAAGGTTTAAGTTTTACAATGTCATTATAGCCAACAACTTTACAAGTTCCAGCATCTCTCTTAATCTCACCAACCTCATAGACAAGCATATCATATCCATCAATAGGGCATTCGCATGACTCTTCTGCTATATCAAACTTGTGATACTTCTCATAATGACCTCTTGAACGAAGAATTGCAACAACCATATCTTTTCCATCATTTCTCTTAGCTGTGATTGCCCATGCTGGACCTGCCTTATAGCCACTAAGTCCTAATACACGCACAACTTCAAGCTGTTTAGATTCTGTAAGATATGATTTTGCCACGTAAGGCAACTCATATTTAGGATATTGATTGCCTTTAAACTTTTCTGTACTTGTTCCCCCAAATACATCGGTAAATTGACGCCAGTTTTCAATGTGCATTGGTTGGAATGCAGGACCACGAAGGGTCTCACCAGCTAAGCCTAAAGTAGTAATACCAAGGCTTTTAACAGCATATGTCAAATCAATTTCTCTGCTATATACTCCAGGAGAAACGTGTACACCTCTTGCATTATCTGCCATAATTTCGCTTATATTTTATTCTTGTTATTATTTTATTTAATAATAAATATTTGGTACATTTTAATAATTTGTTAACGAATATAAAAAAATAGATAAACAAATATTTAATAATCAATATAGTTAACGTTTTTTAACGCTTTTTTCTTCCTTTTGTTGGTTTTTTTGTGTATATTTGCGAAAACATTTAGTGTAAGCACGTAAACAATGGAAAAAGAGTTGATTAAACAGCGTATCGTCAAACTTGTTGCCGATATGAATATTGATAGTTATGAGGGTATAACTAAATCAAGAATTTTTTCCTACTTATTTGATGATTTAGCCACATTATATTTCTTTAATAAGAAAAAAGATGGCTATTCATTAAATATGTATAGTGGAGAAGAGCCATTAATGAGTGGGAAAAACAGAATTATAGACCTTGTTCCAACAATGCAGAACTTAGTGGCTGCATTTGATGGCATTAGATTTCAAATGCACAACGATGACTTCTTTATTGTTGGAGACCACGTAGTTTTCAAAATCTACAGTGACAAAACTGGCAACAAAATGGCACTTCACCATCTTTCTCTTGCTACAAATCGTGACGATATTGAAGCACTTGAAAAAATGATTGAGAGTTGCCTTGTGTTTGACACAGTAATAAATGACGAGAATAGCTATAAGATAGCGTACAGAGGTCAATACGCCATTGATACCACTGTTTGTAAATTCAATGAATGGGTTACAGACATAAAAGGTAATTATAATGACGATGTGCCTTATGATGAAATGAACAATATCATCAGAAAGGACAAGTCAGGACTGATTATGCTTTATGGAATTCCTGGTACGGGCAAGACATCGTTGGTCAAGTCACTAATCAATGACAATAGAGACACCAACTTTATATTTGTTGATACGTCAGTGTGTGAATCAATAAGTGATGGTTTGTTCTTGGACTTCTTACAGGAGAACAAAAACGCAGTTATAGTGTTTGAGGACTGCGAAAAACTACTAGCAAACAGAGAAGACATGCCTAACGAAGCTATTGGAACTATATTGAATCTGACTGATGGCATAATCGCAGAGTCAATGAAGATAAAGTTTATCTGTACTTTCAATTGTGACTTGGAAAAGGTTGACCCAGCGCTTCTAAGAAAAGGCAGGCTTTCCCTTAAGTATGAGTTTAAGGAGTTGTCTCTTGATAAGGCAAAGAAAATCTATCCAGAAGCAACAAAGCCTATGACATTG